CGAAATGTTTGGTGATAAAGTAGGCGAACAAGCTGAATCTCTAGCCATGCAATTTATGGAAAAACTTTCTGAACACTGGCAAGAAAAACACGGCCAAGTTAGCCAAGATGATGGCCTAGCTCGTCTAAAAGAGTTGCTAGGTAACGTTAAAAACAAGGTGGAAGACATCGATCGTCCTGCCGGCGGAGTTGCTACAACACACGGAATTATGCCAGCTAATGAAGATATTTCTGATATTTTGAAACTATCCGGTTTGGCAAAATAATATCGTAAACTGGCAACTTAACAGGTTGCAAAGATAAATAAAGTGCGTACAATTAGTTGTATGCACTTTTTCTTTTTAGTCAGTGGGCTTTAAAGGAATGGCATATAAAATCATTTATTAAGGAAAAACATTATGGCAACTTTAGCAGAAATCCGCGCAAAGCTTCAAGCTTCTTCTCAACAAAACTCCAATCAAGGCGGTGGAGACAACGCAATTTACCCTCACTGGAATGCTCCAGAAGGATCAACTACTACAGTTCGATTCCTACCAGACGGTAACCCAAATAACACTTTTTTCTGGCAAGAACGTAACTTGATCAAGTTGCCTTTCGCTGGCATCAAAGGTGAAACAAATTCTAAACCTACATTTGTGCAAGTTCCTTGTATGGAAATGTGGGGAGAAACTTGCCCTATTCTAACCGAAGTACGTCCTTGGTTCAAAGACAAATCTTTGGAAGAAATGGGTCGTAAATACTGGAAGAAAAAGTCTTACTTGTTCCAAGGGTTTGTCACAGACAGCAAACTACAAGAAGATGGCAAGATTCCAGAGAATCCAATTCGTCGATTCATCATCGGCTCACAAATCTTCAACATCGTCAAGAACGCATTGATGGACAGTGAAATTGAAGAATTGCCAACTGACTATGTTCGTGGCTTGGACTTCAAGATTGCTAAAACTGCCAAAGGTGGTTATGCTGATTATTCTACTTCAACTTGGGCTCGTCGCGAACGTGCTTTGAGCGAAGCAGAAAATGCAGCCGTAGCTCAATATGGCTTGTTTAACTTGAGCGATTTCTTGCCCAAGAAACCTGGCGAAGTTGAACTTAAAGTTATGAAAGAAATGTTCGAAGCATCAGTAGATGGTGAAGCATTTGATATGGAACGTTGGGGTCAATACTTCAAACCAGCAGGTGCTGGCGGCAGTGGTCAAACTACAGGAAGCGCTCCTACAGCGTCCCCAGTAAGCCGTCCTGCTCCAGTAGCAGCACCTATCGATGACGACGATGTCCCTTTTGAATCAGCGGCACCTGCTCCTTCAGCACCCTCATCAAGCGGTGATGCTGGTTCACGCGCCGCAGATATTTTAGCTAAAATTCGTAGCCGTCAACAATAATTAGGAGATAGATTATGGTAAAGAGTTTCGATATCTCGAAATTCCGTAAATCTATCACTAAGAGTATTGATGGTTTAGGAATTGGTTTTAATGATCCAACAGATTGGATCTCAACTGGTAATTATGCGTTGAATTACCTCATCAGTGGTAGCTTTGATAAAGGCGTACCATTAGGCAAGGTAACAGTATTTGCCGGAGAAAGTGGTGCAGGTAAATCATATATCTGTTCAGGTAATTTGATTCGCCACGCACAGGAACAGGGCATTTATGTTGTTCTAGTTGACTCAGAAAATGCGTTAGATGAACAATGGTTGAAGAATCTAGGCGTTGACACCAGCGAAGATAAACTTCTAAAATTGAATATGGCTATGATCGATGATGTGGCCAAGACGATTTCAGAGTTTATGAAAGAATACAAAGTAATGAACGAGGACGAGCGTCCCAAGGTCATGTTTGTTATCGATTCGCTGGGTATGTTGTTGACTCCTACTGATGTAAATCAGTTCGAAGCAGGTGAAATGAAAGGTGATATGGGCCGTAAGCCTAAAGCACTGACATCGCTGGTTCGTAACTGTGTCAATATGTTTGGGAGTTATAATGTCGGAATGGTTTGTACGAATCACACATACGCTTCGCAAGATATGTTCGATCCAGACGATAAAATTTCTGGTGGACAGGGATTCATTTATGCATCTTCTATCGTGGTTGCCATGAGGAAGTTGAAATTGAAGATCGATGCAGATGGCAACAAGACTACAACTGTAAACGGTATTCGTTCAGCTTGTAAGATTATGAAAACACGCTATGCAAAACCATTTGAAAGCGTTCAAGTTGAAATTCCTTACACCACTGGTATGAGCCCTTTTAGTGGTTTAGTTGACTTGTTCGAAGCCAAAGGCTTATTGAAGAAAGAAGGTAATAGTCTTGTCTATACAACCAAAGATGGCGAAATTATCAAGCAATTCCGCAAAGGTTGGGAGAAGAATGAGAAAGATGGCCTTACTACAATCATGGCCGAATGGGATGATTCCGAAGTAAGTGCTGTAGTAACCACAGAAGAGTCAGAGGAAGCATAATGGAAGAAGATCAAATCATTGGAATTTGGGATGTATTTAAAGAATATATTCCTGAGAAAAATAAAGATACTGCTGCCAACCACTTTGTCGACTTCTTAGTCGGCCAAGATATTGAAAGTAGTGTCTTACAAGGTCTTGTAGGCTACGATACTCACCTCGACGATGCCATTGAACTAGTATTAGGCGATGAAGTCGAAGAGGAAGAGGAAGAAGATTACTCCTACGACGACGACGAGGACTATTGATCGTGACATGGTATGCTAAAGTATCGAAAGATATAGCATATCTCCCAAACTGTTTAGATCATTTCTACAAAGAACTAGAAGACGCAAGGTCAGAGGTCAAAATCCACGGTAATGTGGAGAAGGCCTCTGCTTCGTTGCCTGGTATTGTAGAACAACGATTTAACCAACTACAAGAGATTGAAGCTATTCTAGAGTATCTCAACATTGAGCTACGCCGTATTCGCTCTAAGACTTTTAGAAAGTATTTAGAGAGTTATGCTCGTGCTCTAAGTGCCAACGAAGTTAGCAAATACGTCGAAGGTGAAGCAGATGTTGTTGATATGGAAAAAGTCATCAACGAATTTGCTATGTTGCGTAATCAGTGGCTAGGCATTATCAAGGGACTTGACATCAAAGGCTATCAAATTAACAATATTATCAAATTAAGAGCCGCAGGGCTTGAAGATATTACTCTGTGAGTGTATAATAAGTTATGAATGTAGAAGACTTAATCATAGGACTGTTTAGATGCAATTGTGATCTCAATAAATGGGATAGTGATGTTGTGACTAGTTTCTATGAACAGCTAACTGACGGCTTAGGCTTCACTGAAAAGCAAAGTCTTTTGGCTATTAGGATACTTAAAAAGCATTCTAACGAGCTATCCTCAAAAACTGGTGTAGATGTTGCTGCTTTGATTGAAAATCCGGTGTTTAGATTGCCTGTACGTAAAATCAGCAATGCCAAGACAATGAACATTGTTGAAATTGAACCACATAAACATTTTGTCGAAGTTCGTTTCCCCTACAACGAAAAATATATTGCTGCCTTTAAGAAGGCCAGAGACATGCAGGTCAGCGGAGTATGGGGTGCTGATGTAAAAGCCTGGATTTTTCCGGTATCTGAGGGAAATTTACGATTTTTAATAAATTTTGCCAAAGAAGAAAATTTCACCATCGACGAAGAACTTGAAAAATATGGCCAGGACATAGAAAATATTTTGTCTAACATAGACAACTATATTCCCGCTTTAGTCATAGATAACAAAATACCAAAAATTGTGAATTTTCCTGAAAATTTGTCAAATTTAGAAACCACTGATATTCGTGGTGCGATTTTCGAAGCCAGGAAATTAGGTATAATGGTTTGGGATGAAACTATTTCTAACTACATCGAAAGTGATCAGGTGTCGGAATTGTTAAGAAATTTCTTAAAATCTGATCCATCGGAAAATTTCCAGATTTTGAGTGAAAATAATGACATTTCTTGCCTAACTGAAATCCTATTAAATCTCGGACCAACCTTGTTTGTTTTGCCCGGTGGCTCCGAAATGGAAAAATTGGCAAAAACTTACGAATACTTAAAAACTATCGATATTGCCAATGACGAAATTAGTGTGATGTTTAGATTGCCGTCAACAACCAGCCAAAATTTCAATGAATTTGTAAAATTTAACCAGTTGAATAGTCCTATCACTAAAAAAACTAAAATTGTTTTCATCAGCGGAAAGTTGCCCAAGACAATTTTAAAGAGTGGCATTAAATTTCACAGCGTGATCAATCTAGGATTTTACAACGCTCACTATACAATGAAAGAATACCTAAAAAATCAGGAAAATTTGGTATCTTACATTGACAAAAAATATAAGAAAGAGTATCCCTTTGCCTTCCTGTAAAATTACCATACTCGACGAAGTGAATGTCAAGATTGCAAATTTAGATCTTGACACACGCAAGGCCTTGGTTAAAAAATTCAAGTACGAGGACCCTACTGCTCGCTTCAGACCGGCCTATAAATTAGGTCGGTGGGATGGCACAGTGAGTTTCTTTGGTCTTGGCGGCACTACCTACATGAGTATGTTGCCACAAGTTTTAGAATATTTAGAATCACATAACTTCTATATCGAACTT